AAGACTGTTTCAACTTGCACTGGCTTTTCTTTCCTATGATTTCAGTGGTTTTAAGTTACCAACTAATACTATGGATTTTAAGTATCTTTGAGTATATTTACTCACGTTTGATAATATATTTAATTGCTTAAATTTCCTCCTGCTTCATAAAATCTGGAATCTCTGGTTCTTTACCTGCTGCCGGGACCGGTTCTTTCTCTACCGCCTGGACAGTTTCTGCGACCGTTGGCTGCTTCGGCTGCTCTTCGATTGGCATTGGCTCTGGGATGAATTCTTCGGTGTTGGCGTGTGCTTCGATATCGGCTTTAACTTCGTCCTCCACATTGGTTTCAATTTCAACCCCGGAATAAAATGTTGTCTGTTGTGTTGGATTCTCAAAATCAAGTTCAATGTGCTTACAAAGTCTATGGAGAACTGTTTTTTTATACATCTCCCCTGTAAACTTTTTCCATGCTGGGCTGTTAGAGGCTTTACTTGCGCTTCTCGTGTTTTCAAGGTCCGAGAGGGTCATTGTTTCGTAAGACATTCCGCCATCTTTGTAGAGGACTACCGCAAACGCTCCAATGATTTTTCCATCATTAAATGCTTTTGGTTTGAAAGTGAATGTCTGTTCTCCATCTTCAATAGTTTCCTCAAAAAAATCACCTTCACGTACCAATTTTGCATAGATATCTGTGATTGGGCGGATAGAGTATTTCTTCGCAAGCTTCTTTGCACCTCGATAATCAGTCTGATAGTTAAGCTGATTTCCGTAAGGAACTAAATAGCATTCTTTGGAATAAAAATCCAATCCCAAATAAGCGCCCTTCATCAGCCCCGCCATAAGCTGTGACTGGCTGTACTTCTGCAACTGCGGATTATCATTGATAAGTGCAAGTGCGTTCTGTACAAACCTCGATCTATTAAAGTCTTTTGGAAGTGCTTCTGCTACTGAATCCAGTTTACCTGTCAGCGCTACGCTGAATGACTGTTTCTGTGCTGCTACCTGTGTGTTTTCTGCCATTTTAATTCTCCTTCTTTTCTTAGTTTTTAGATGCTTTTTACTTTCAATTCCCCATCCGAAACTTTCAGCAGAATCATCTGTGTATCCAATTCTGGAATCCTGTCCGAATTTACACTCTCGGTATCGTCAACCCAAACCGGAAGTCGTAAGTCGTTCATCTCCTGTAACCCCATCACAAGGTCAATGTCGCAAAGGATCCGGTCGCTGTGGTTCAGGCCGTTTGCGTAATCAATACCGTTGCAGATCATCCGGCAAGTTTCCAACGGTTCTCCATCCTGCGTGTAGTCAAGGAACTGGAACTGAAAATGTTTGAAGTGCGGATTAATCACTGCTGCCAGTGCCTTATTCTTCTCAATGGAATACTCGGTCAGCTGATCTACTTTCTGCTGAATGTTCGCCTGCTTCTGTGAAAGCTTTTTCTGCTCTTCCTGCATCGTTTCAAGGTTATTAGCTTTTTCCTCAAGCCTTGCGGTCTGAGTCTTAATCTTTGCTTCAACATCTCTGAGTTTTGCTTCCAGAGAATGACGGTTGTTGCTTAATAAAATCCTGTCATTTTCACCGTTTCCGATGCCATTGAGACTTTCTTCCAGTGCTGAGATTTTGTCGCAAACTGCCTTGTATTCTTCATCGCCAGACATATCCGGTTCTGGAATCGGTTTCTCCGCTTCTTTCTCTGTTTCTGCGATTTCAAGAGCCAGAGATGTGATTTCTTTCTTGGTAGCTTCAATAGCTACTTCTGCTTCTTTCTTAGTTTCATTCGCTGTTTTCAATCCCTCGGAAGCTTCGTTGCCGTCCTCAGTGATCTGCTCCAGTTTGGTGCGTTTATTTTTCTCAAACTGTTCTTTCTCTCCTAATTTTTTGGATATCCTGGACTGCTTATTAAACTCAAACTTGCGTTTCGCAGTTTCCACCTGTTCTTCCGGAAGCGTCTGTCCGCATGCCGGACAAATAGCTAATTCCGGGTCAAATTCTTCTCCACGGATTGCAGTAAGTTCGGTATCGCCGTCCCACTTCTCTTTTAATGCTTCCGTATATTTCTTTTTAGCCTGTGCCAGTGCTGCTTTGTGACGTTCAATTCCTTTGTTAGCGTGTTCCAAATCCATTTCGGCAAGCCTTAATTTGTTCTCGGCGTTTTTCTTGTCGGATTTCAGCGTATATAATAAGGAAGTTATTCTGTCGTGATTTTCTCTGATTGTTTTACCGGCTTTCTCTACCAGTGCGTCCCGTGAACGCTTCAGCCCTGCCAATTCAATAGAAATCCGGTCGTATTCTCTTGAAGCATCACTGAGTACTTTCTCCTGCTTCTCGTTTTCTTTCAGCAAGTCAATAAGATCGTCCCTCTGTGCCGGAAGTGTTTCATCGCATTCAACCTGTCGGCTCTGCTCTTTTCTGATCTGCTTTGCGATATCATCAACATCTGACTTGGCTTTTCTCAGGTCTCTTCTACGTGCTTTCAAGATTTCTTCAATAGAATCTCCTTCCACGCCCTCATTCTTTATCCATTCATATTCCGGATGCTCTGCTCTGAACTGTGATTCACTGAATCCAGCTATTCCTCCCAGTGTTTCCCTTGCTTTTGCTGTTGCTTTCTGGATCTCATTCAAAAACACTCTGGCGTTGCTGCACATGGCAATCGTATCGGGATCGGCAATCCTTTTAAGAATCTCCATATACTCGGTTTTGTTCCGCTTAATTCCGTTGACGTAATATTCAACCGTATTAGATGATTTTCCTTTCTTGGTCTTTTTCTGGACAACATATTCCGTTCCGTCAACGTCAATAACCAGTTCTCTCACCACTGGATCATCAACTTCTTCACCGTCAACCTTCCGGCGGATATTGTTCGGAAGCGTTCCATCTGCCAGCTTTCCGGTCAGGACATCAAAATATGCATCCATCAGAGAAGTTTTACCCTGTCTATTTCTTCCGGAAACTTCTGTTCTTCCTGTGAAATCAAATTCTTTTGCTTCAAACTTCTTATAATTTTCAACGCTCAGTTTTTTCAAAGTTACCTTTTTCATCTTTGATTTCCTCCATCTCTATTACTGAAACTTCGTATGCTGTTTTTCTGACATAAGAACCATCTGGCTGCTTTTTCCAATAGTCACGGCTCTGCATACGGCCCTTTAATCTTACTTTTATCCCTACTTTCCATTCAGAAGCTTTCACCGCCAGGTCTCTCCAACAAATACAGGAGATATATTCTGACCGCTTGTATCCATTAATTGCCACGCAAACTTCGCAGATTGTCTTTCCTAATGGCGTTTTTCTCAGCACCGGCTTCTTGCAAATGTTTGCAGTCATTTCTACCGTATTCACAAGAAGCGTCCCTTCTGTGCTGACATCGTATGCTTCCAGATACATGTACTTTTTCTCTTGGTGATCCGCTCTGACCCACTTGGAACGGATTCTTCCCGAAACCTTTATCCAATTCCATTCCCGAAATGTACCTTTAAGTCTGTTCGGAATTTCCACGATGATATCGTCCGGTGTTCCACTGAACCGGTCACTTCTGACGACCAGAAAGCTTTTGCCCTTCCTTGGCTTAAATTTGACTTCTGCCGGATCAGTTACGAATCCGGTCAGTGTTGCTTTGTTTAAATCTTGCATTTTTGCTTTCTTTTTCCTTCCTTTTAATGTCGTGTACGAAGTCATTGATTTTTAGCATCACTGCCAGCCCGGCTGTACTCATTAAGATGTAATCCAATGCCAGAATCGTGAGTGCGTCCAAATTAGTCACAGCCCAGCATACTGTAAAGAACACGATTGCCAGACCAGAAACCCCGAACACTGCAAGCCCCTCTAAGTAAGTTCTCATTTTTTTCCTTTCCCCAGCAATCCCATTGCCAGCACTGTAGTCAACAGAGCAATGATTGCCAGATCTTTGTTCCTTGCTTCCTTCTCAAGGTCTTTGATGATCTCAGAAGCAAGTGTTTTGCCAGTTTCCTTAGTGATTTTAGACATTAAAAATGCCCTCCTGTGTTTTTATTTGTCAAATACAGGAAGGTGTGATATAATCAACCTGTATTTAACTTACTCAAGCTAAGTTAGATACGTGCTCCGGTTGGTGTTCCTGCACCGCCGGGGCTGCTTACAACTTAAATGCCTAACATGGCAGCCAGAACGTTTTTGTCAATGTAATCGCTATCTGAAGCATCAAGATAAGCTTCAACAGCTTTCAATCTGCCTGCCAACAGGGCATATTCTTCTTCAATGGTATCCGGGATAAAATCCACGGAGCTTTCTTTTTCTACAGCCATCAATCTTCATCCTCCTTTTCTGTGTGATCGCAATACGGGCACGGAACTTCAATCAGAATCTTGTTCAGTGCGTCCTCGGCAGTTTTAAAATTTTCTTCCATATCTGGCTCAATCTCACCAATCCTGAAATATGTTGTGTGCTCACTACTCTCTTCTCTGATACCCACGCAAATTACTGAATATCTTCCGTATTTCAACGTAACATAACTGTCGATTTCAAATGTTATGCCTTTATTTACATTTTGCTGTGCTTTCCGGCACATTCCGTATAAGGTATCAGCATAAAGGTTAAATTTCTCTGCTTTTGTCATTTGTCCGCTCCCATCCCGGCGTTTACCGCCTTAAAAATCATCTGTTTTGTTTTTTCCTCTCCGAACGCTTTGGAAAAGGAACTGTAGGTACGAGATATGATCTCCGAAAGATCATGGATAACTTCGTTTCCCGCACCGTTGATTGATACGTTTCCTTTTTCGCATTTAATCATTTTCTTTTTCCCCTCTCATTTTTTTGTGATATACTTTCCTATAGGAAGGAGGTGGGTATCATGAAAAATTTTGACGATTTCTTAAAGACAGTCGACATGAATAAATTAGTGTCTCCGACTGTTGATGTAATTGAAAATTCAGATAATCCTATATCTGCTATTTCGGCATTATCTACTTCAATTACAATTAATCTTCTTCGTCAATATCACGAATGGAGTTCTGAACAGCAGAATTAATTCCACTTGCAACGCATTCGGAAATTGTTTTCTCTCCAAGTTTTCCCGTGTGCGTTGCTTCTTTAAAAATCTCATCTCTTATGCCAAACTCAACGGACGTTTCCTGTCCTTTGAATTTAATACTTTCGATTTCTCCGATACCTTTCTGGTTCACCTGTAACAGCTTTAAATCTGTTGATAAATCTAAAGCGTTCAAATCAATGGAAAGTATCGGTATTGAGTTTCCAACCTCCTGCTTCAGTTCGAAGCTTCTTACTCCCTCAAGTTTGTGACCGTCCACAAGGATTTCTGTAAATACTCCCTGTTCTTGTTCAACCTGACGGATTTCAATTTTTGATGCTTTCATACGGCTCCTTTCTATTGTTTTTCTTTTCTTATCTACCTATAATGTATTTACAGGCACCGCCATGCCGAGTAAATGAAAGGAGATAGGAATTTTGTTAT